GTAAAGAGTGAGAATTTCGCATTTTCTGGGCGAATCTCAGTTCATCTCAACCACAAGTTAGGAGACAAAACCCCGACTAAATCCAGGGTCCTAGATCTGTCCACCGTGCAACTAAGCTCCAAGCAACAATGAGCTTTGTACGGCCTCTTAGAATATAGCTATTGCCATATTCTTGTACTGACGCAGCTTTAAGACGGGCCAATAAAAGGCCAGTCCCCTCAGCACTGTGGGTTACACCCACGTGTGCTACCTGCCTGACGTAGTAACCTTCCACGTCATTGCGGGCACGAGTTGGAACGGCTTCATCGAAGTTACTGATGAATCCGCCATCCCCAAGTGAGTCATCAATCCGGAACCTTTGTAAAGACTCCGGTAAAGACTCCACACACAGGGACCACGCAGCATGCAGGCGCGAGTCACAACCTAAGTAACTGTTGCGACGAAACGCTAACCTACGTATGCTGTTAGCCAATCGGAAGACCCTCAACGGGTCCTGAGCTATCTCCTTAATGAAGATAGGCTTAACGTCAATACCCTCGTAAAAGTAACTCCCGCACGACTCACGGAATGGACCAGAAGCAAAGCTTTTCTTCAGGTTCACTTCGAAGCCGAGAAACCGGGTAAACGAGGAAAAGAGATCAAAGCATTCCCTGGGAATAATTACATCATCCCCAAAGACACTGATCTCAGCTTCCACTTGTAAGTGGTCGCAGACGGCTGAAGCTGCCGCCCAAAAGATCAGAGATTCGAGCTCGAATGTGAATCCATTCCCCATTGAGGAGAACTTATTCCACAGCCGGGGCCGATCGCCTTGATTACCGTAATGGGACCGACACGTGTCAAGCAGAGAGAACCAATGAGGTGGTAGAACAGCCTCAACGACCTTCCTGCTGATACTGTCACTTGCAGACGAGAAGTCGACAGTCGCGAGAGAATCGTCTATAGACGCTCTCTTAGCTAACCGCTGGTTCCTTATCTGTGAGTTTAGATCGATCCCACGCCGTTGTAAGCGTCGGCGGATCATTGTGCCAATCGCCTTTTGGAACCAGAGGTTTATCCCTGGTTCGATGGCTATGACACGGTCCGTCTTCGCGTCCTTCGGAACGGTGATTATTACATTGCCTACCTCTAAGGTCGGAAAACCTTCTAAAGTCTGAAGGTGCTCCTGCCATCTAGGGTACGCTCCTGAAAGGATCTCAGAAGACATTAAGGCATACAGATCTCGCGTTATCCCAGTCTCTGACTGGAACTTATTGATGGCGGAGACATGCTCACCCTTTATCAGGGTGGACACGCCCGGGCCCCAATTGGCGCTTTCAAAAACCTCATCTGCCTCGTAGTCACCTAAGAGCTTAGCGATTTTAATAACCATTGCATTTAGCAATGATACATTGGACCCCTGGAAATTGAGGTCCAACGCTAAGTCTCTGAATCGACTATTTGTTTGCCTACAAAGCTCTTCCATTTCGGAGAACTTTTTCAGCGCGACTTCCTTACGGTCTACTGACAACTTGAGAAAGTTGTTTTTCGACAGCAGTCGTGTCGCCTGATAGGCATTTCTGAACTCCTCCGCACTATTATAGTGAGAAGGAATGCACTCCAACGCCACCAGCTGGTCAAACTCCTGATACTTTAGGAGCAAGGCCACGGTAAGCGAACGAGGGCAATCCAGAGCAGACAAGATCTCATCAGCAGCCTGAAGAGTCACTCTTTTTGGCACGCGAAAACTTTTGAGAAGATGTAACGTCTTCCCAGTACTACGCTTTTCAAAAGACATAGCGGTCTCTCCTTGAGGAACTACCTCATTGGAACCAGACGCTGAACCTAATAAGACGGTTCAAAGTCCAGCACGGCGGGTACCACGGGAGAGCCTGTCACCTCGACAGGATCACCATCGCTCGCCGCTATCGATGTCGACAGCAGACCGACGAACTCGGAGAGGAATGCTTCTCTCTCTTCGCGCGTAGATCGGTTTGGCAACATAAACTCCAGGTTCGCGGTCAGTTCGTATGCCTTCGTCCTTAAGGACGTCGACGCACTTTCTGGCTCGAGAGTTGGAGAAACAAGTTTGACTTGCACTCGGTACACCTGGCTCTGATTACTCGGAGCCCGGACACTGAGCGTAAGCGCGGGGAAACCGACCGGTATACCACCCGACCGATCGACCCACTTCGCGACACCAGGGAGGGTAAACCCTTCCGGGCCGAAAGTCTTGTTCGTCCCCACGCTCGCGTCAGTTGTTTTGCTGACGAGGTCGAGGAGAGTAGAAGACTTGACGATACCTATGCTTGGCATAGTTGACTACCTCTTAAAGGTTTGGATAAGAAGGGCTACGGCGTTCAGGACGTGGGTTACACTAAAGGGGTTCTTAAACGAAGGCGGGCGTACAGAGGGGAAGCCACCAAGTGGCTCCCTTGTGACCCTGAAAAACTTCGTCGAAGCACTTAACCTTTTTGTGGTTTTTGTAACATTACCCCACGGATCCGGTTCGCTTTGCCCACCACTTTCTTGACCGACAGAGGTCCACTCCAGGGCAGTTGTTCTGTACCCGCTCTCAAAGACGAGACCATTGGTCGCGTCCCAGGAGCTGATCCAGTTGCCTATTGGAATAAACCAGTCGACTACGAAAGACCAAGGAGTTAATTCCCAAGCCACAAGCGCGGGGTTGGTAATCCCGAGCTGCGTCAAAGTATGATACTCTTCGTTGGGAACGGCAAAGGTGTGTCCGATTTTGCAACTCACCTTCCATTTTCCGGAGACACGGGTACTGCTCAGCGCCGAATCAAAGGCGTAAAGCGTGTGTTCCCCAGAAGTTGAAGATCCCTTTTGGACTTTTGTCCGCGTCTCGCGCACTCTCTTTTGAGCGATAAGCTCAGCCGAGCCGTACACGTCTTGCAACAAAGGTTTCCAGCCGTACTGTAACTCAATCCATGCGTTGGCGACAGCCCGCGCAGGGTCCTTGTCAAGGTCACGAATAAGCTTACGGTGCTTTCTAGCACTTGGGCCCAACCCGAGACCTTTGGCCGCTCGATTCCAATCGCCTCTCCTAAGGAGAACGACTGTATCGACCACTCTTCGTGCAGTATTTGCGAAGAGATCGACGGTCTGCTTCCTTTCGCCCGCCGCTTGAGCAATATTGACCTTCTGGTCTTTCATCTCCAGAAGGACGTTGCTTGTCGCACGGGCTACTACGGAATCAATAACGTCCTGACCAGGTAGATAGACGTCGTCGCTGTTGTAGGTACCGCCTCTGATTCCGTGGCCGTAATAACCAGCAAGGAGTGATCCATGCTTGTCAAACAGCTCGTAGTCATCGGCACCAGGGTCAGTCTTGTGTGCGCGTTTTTCATACACGTACACCTGTGGCTTGAGGGGTTCAACACCCTTCTTACCAGACCCGAGATAGTACCTCCTAAAGTTCGGAGTAGAAGACGACAACCGGCTGATTGCAAGATACCCCGACAGCGCTACACCCTGGGAATGGGCAGACTCAATACCATCTGAGTTCACGCTCCAATTCTCCCAGAGGCCAACTGACGGATAGTACCAATTACCAGACGGCATTATGCCTCCTATGGTCTATGGGTACTTGAAAGGATACAAGCACCACGTTAGTAACATCAGTCTGCTCCCGCAGACCTGTTGCCGGCTAGGCCAATTGATCAGCTCACGCTCACTTAAAGTGATAATGAGCCAACGTCATGAGAACTAGCCTACGACAGGAAACAAGGAACGGAAGTAACCTCGGTAGCAAGAGTTCCAACTGCTGTAAAAGCAGAAGGCCCTCTGCACACCGAGGACACCCCGACACCTTATTTCGTGCCGCAATCCTCTTGGCCACTCGTTTTCGAGTAGCTTTTGAGGCACTACGTTGAACAGCCTTCGGCCTTGGCCTCCTTACGGAGGCTGATACCTGGTTGTCGTAGTGTAGCTCTGACCGCGCCCTAGGAGAACCTCGAAGTGGTTTAGTTCTCACCATAAGACTCTCCATCGGGTTAGCAGGCTTTCCACAGCGTACCGTGGTAGGCCAAGTCAGATGCCAATCCAAGATCGAAAGATCAAGGACCAAGGAGCCCCGGGAG